TTCGAGGCCATAATTAATCCTTTTTCGCTGCAGCTTGAATTTCAGTCTTCATAGCTTTCATTTTATTTAGTACTTGACAGGCACCTTGAGCCCGGAAGATATCTTTCTTATCGTCGCTCTGTTCTAGGATACGATATTGTTCTTTCTTCTTTTCCTCAACAAAGATATCTACAAGTTCCTGAAAATCAGGCTGGTTAACCAACACCAGTAATTCCTGTGCAGCCCTCATATCAACCATTACCGGCCCCGACCTGTTGCATCAGCGCCACTAACTCTGGCGAGAGCTGGCCTTGACCACCCTGTGGGGGTGCTCCTTGTGGCGGTGCCCCTTGAGGGGGTGCTCCTTGCGGGGGTTGGTTTGGTCCGCCACCGGTAGGTGCCCCCTGTTCTCCTGGAGCAGGAGCTTGTCCGATACCGATATTTCCTCCACCGGTACCCATAGGATCTTGTCCAACTGCAGCCTGTTGTGGCTGCTGTGGTGCATTCTCCATAGCCTGTTTTTGCATCTGTTGTAGAAGGATAGCCTGACGAAAAGCTTCTTCAGGATTGTTAGTAATCTTCTCTGCGTCGAGATCCATCGTAGCAGCAATCTCACGCATGATGTAGGGGAACTTTGCGAAGGGGGCAAGCACCGGACTACTAGCAATCTGCAAGAAGCTAATAAGACGTTGAGAACGAACCTCGTTCCGCATAAAGCTCTCTGTACCACGAGCCCTAACTTCTAGATCCCCTTTAATATCGGGGTCAAAGTCGAATTGCATATTCCAAGCGTAGAGAGCCTCACCCAGCGGACGAACTAGATAGTCGTCAATGTTCTTAACAACAGTACGAATAGAATTACTGGCGGCCCCCATAAGCATAGAGATACCTGATGCAGTACGTCCTGTTCCTTGTACACCGGTCTGTCCGTAAGAGTACGAAGGCAGACCAGATGACTCGTCAGCTAGAACTCGTGCCTTGTCAAATAGTAACATATTTTCAGACGAGACGTTAGGAAATTTAGTACCAAAGATTGCCTGACCAGGAGCACCGCCTTGACGACGAAAGACCTTGCCGGGATAAACATTTAGATCTTGGCCCGGTGCAAGGTTAGTTTCGTCTACCTCAATGAGTAGGTTACCTGACAATACAGCGTTATCAACCGCCATACGCATGAAACCATTCATCAAGGTTTGCGTATCGTCCATATTTTCAGCTAAACCAATACCAAAGAAACTATACGGGTTCAACTCATACGGTGTAGCAACATACGGAATACGGGAGGGGGAGAAAGGATTAATTACAAAGCGTAAGATCTCTCCGTTACATACCCAGCAGTTAATCTGTAATTCTTCATCTTCTTTATAACTTTTGGGTATGTCAATATCCTGAGACTCAGCAATCTTTCGATCAATCGTCCCCCAGAATTCTAGAATCTCAAATCGTTCAACACCGTTGCCTCCCGTGACAGATGTTTCAGAGCCAAGATCAGAACCAACCGTATTATCACTCAGATCATCTTCCCACCATTCACGGGAGTAGTTTTCACCTGCTTTAATAGCCTCCTCAATAGAGGCGGCACGAAAGTAAGGACGCTTTTTAAGTTCCCGCATCTGGGCTCTTGTAAATCGATGACGCTCTACAACGTAATTACAATCTTCCATGTTGTAGGCGTCGGGGTCTGGATAAAAATCCCAGACAGACACATGATCTACTTTAGGTACGGTTTTGATAACCGGATCATACTCTCCTTCATCCGTCCATTTTGCATACTCTTTATCATAGGCAAAGGGACCTTTCATAATACCGGTGCCAAAGAGAACTGCTTCAAAACAAGTGTGACGAAGATGCTTAGTAGCTGCAGACTCTTCTAGCTGATCCTTAATCTTCTTTTCCATCTTTTTAGCTGCTACTTGAGCAGGATGGAATGTTACAGCAGAAGGAGTAACCCCAGGTCCTTCTTGTAGATTTTCTATATCTTTTAGGTCTTCCTTTAGCGGTCCAAGACGATCTAAGAGTTTACTAGCGGTGTCCCCAGGTTGTAGCTCCTTGCCGTCTCCAGGATAGCCGTACAGATTCTCAATCTGTTTTTTAACCACCTCCTCAGTCTCTTGTTCCTTCGGGTCTACACTAACAGTATCGAGGATACCTTCTGGAAGAGCAGTTGGTTCAACGCTTAACGGGAATCGGCTCTGACTCAGCAGGACATCAATTAATTGTCCATACGCAGCTAGAACCTTAGTCTTAGTTACCTTAATAAATACTCGGGACTTTTCTGCCTCAGTGAACTGAACCTCTGGCCCGTAGAGACCACGATAGTTACGGTAAGCCTGCAGCCATCTTCCCTCGTCTGTAGATCGCCGATCCTTAGCTCGGGAAAAGCGAGACTCTACATAGGTTACGAGACTCTGATAGGAATCCTCACCGGGACCGGCCCTATCATCAAGAGCTACAGCATTCTTTTTCTTCGCCATTATTAATATCCAAATCTAGAGTCAGAGGGTTTCCAACGTGTTTTCGGTGCGTTCTGATATGCTACTTTTAAATTAACAGGACGAGACATGATCATATATCGTAAAGCGTCATACAAGTGATCCTCACTTCGTGTATCAACATCTTCTGGGTTACGAGCGTCTATAGGTAGAGCTGCAAGTTGACTTATTAAATTCCTGCAATTGTCGAGAATCCTAATCCCAGGCTCATCTGTATCTTCATTAATTGTTAACCGTTTATGCAATTCAATCTTACCGGCAACACGACTGCCGGGAGATCTATCAGAGGGGCGGAATCGACACCCTTCAGCGTTTAAAGTCTCAGCAATAGATGGTCCTGTATCACCTCTTTTAGCCCAACAAGAGCTATCCAACAACGCATCACGGATACGACCGTCTTGCGCTTCTACGTCTATAATCATCTGCCCTAACTTATCAGCGGTTAACCGGTTAACATATAATTCTCTATAGATCCACAGACATCCGTCAAAGTCTACCGCACCCCACAGGATACCTGAATGTGCTGCATAACCAAAGTCCGCTGCTCTAATCCGCGTCCAACCGTTAGGGATCTCAAATGCTGGTACTACATGAAGATCTTTATTAAAGTCAGGAAAGGCACCTTCATCGATAGCATCCCAGTCTCCGTATAAGAACTGCTTACGCTTAACTTCAGGTAGTGAAGCCAGCATCGTAACATAACTAGAGTCCTGTGTTAAGTATGGATTATCCCATACGGATGCTGCAATAAACTTACGGGTGATCTCACTGGTTAACTTGCGACCATCTAACTCGTATTCAACCTTCTCAACAACTTTCGTGTTAGGAGGAGCAGGATCAATAAACATCTTTTTAACCCACGCAGAACCAATATTGCCAGGGTTACCAGTTGCTCGCATATGTAACGGGATAGTCGGGTCGATAGTTCGTAGAGACGATCGAAGAAAATGCCAAATGTCCGGGCTAGCGTATTGCGGTAACTCGTCCACACCGATCCACGAATAAGACTGCCCCTGGTATCTAAGTACGTCTTGAAGGTTTTCGCAGTAACCGAACTCAATTCTTGCTCCACTTGGGAAGTACCAAGTGTTCTCTTGACTTTTCCATTTAGCTCCTTTAACTACTTTAGGGTATATCTGTTGTGTCTGGAATATTACATCTCGTAACTCAGGCATTGATCGCCGAATAAGTAAAGCTCGATGAGCAGACTTATCCACAAAACGTAAGGGAGCAATTAGTAATGAGTAGGTTTTACCTCCACCCCTAGCTCCACCGTAGAATACCTCACGTTCGCTAGAAGAAAGAAACTGAGTTTGAGGACCGGCGTTCGCTTTAAAGGCCACAGATTGTGTAGTGGCAGCAGAGTCTGTAAAGTCTAGTATCTCTGATACGTCTTCAGGTTTCTTTACCGCCCGTTGTAACTTTCTTTCTGCAATGCCGTGTTTAATACGGCTTTGCTTTTCGATACTCTTTAGATCCTCAACTTTTCGCTGTTCTTTACTGAGACCACGCCGTCTGACTTTTCTACGCGCCTCAAGTTCCTCGGGTGACCATGCAAGTTTGTGAAGTCGGGTTGCGGATAGCTTTCTATTAGTCTCGTGTTCTAACCACGCCGCTACCTTACGTACAGGTTGATTACCGTCTCTAATTTGTTCAATAGCTATCTCTAGCTTTTCTACAGTAGGTAGATGCGGTAGGTATTCTTTACCTGCGGTCTCATACCCGTAGGGACGACGACCAACAGCAGGGATAGCTTCTCTACTAAGATGCTTAATCTTGTTCTGAGGCATCTACTTCTTCATCGAGGGGAGGTAGAATAATAATAGACGATGCTGTACCTTTATGTTCAATCTTCTCAGTTTTGACAATCCCAGCACGGTCTAGGATTTCTTTAGCCGCTGCTAGTCGCTCACGGTTCCCTAGTGCGCTGGGATCATCTAATACACCGGTCATGGATAGCACTGCCTTCGGCGCGTTAGCCGCAAGCAGATACTCCGCACGTTCAATGATCTCGTCTTTTAAACTACGGATGAGACGGGCAGGGAACTCATGCTTAGAGTAACCCGCCAAATCCATAGCTTGTCGGAAGTTCCCTTGCGCCTCACCAAACAAAGCGTTTAAGAATTTTTCCTGTTGTTCAGTCATAGTATTCCTTTAATAGTAATTACCGCCGCCTTTGGTAAAGCCACCCTTGTTCATGCCGTACTTAGACTTGGCTGTACTAGTTTTCTTCTTCGCAGGGCTGCTAACTTTCTTCTTTACAGAACTACTAGCCTTTTTCTTTACAGAACCGCCGCGACGTAGATTCTGTTCTTCCATGGCTTCATTCCTTGTCCCGTATTCTACCTGTGTGTCGTCACCTAACCAGTCACGGATAACTTTACGACCGGTTTGTTCACTATATCGTCTGGGGGCAGTGACGTCTCCATACTCCGTACCCGTAGAACGACCCTTCGTAGAGGGCTTTACACTTCGTGTTGGAGTTGAGTCGTCTTGATAGGGTGTCTTACCCCCTCGGTCTACAAGTTTAGGCCTGGGCATAGGTAGCGGAGGAGCAGCTTTACTTGGCCTCTCGCTATCCTGCACCTCGTCACCTATGCCAGCGGCAGCAATAGCTGCTACACCAACTTTGGGCTTACTCCTCGCCCCTTTAAAAGCCTGATTAGCAGCCGCCTGTACTTTTTTAAAGGGGGTGGGCTTAGTAGATTTACCCTGTGCCATACCCCTTGCCGCAGCAGATAGCCTACCTGCCGATCCTAATACGGTAACCGGTGCCTTCTCCATCTTTGCAACCATAGAAGGGCTCGCCGGTCTGGTGGTGAGCAGGGGTGGTCCTTTAGCTTGGGGGGTCAGAGTAATTATAGCTGGTTCTCTCTTATTAACCATATCCTCTATTCGCTTCACCTCTCCTGTAGCATCCCCTTTCTTTAGCATACCGCTGATAACCGACCAAACTGGTGCTAACAATCTTGCAAAGAAAACCACGGGAATAGCCTCTGCTGCCTTGCCTTCAGTAAGAGCCCTTTTGCTGGCTTCTTTTTCAGCCGCAGTCATAGGCCCGTCGTTAGGTAATTTACCTGGCATAACTTATATTCCTTATACTTTTTGTCTTGCGTGTCTAACTTTTTAGGTTACATGTGAACGTCTGTCAACCCTACTAACCCGTCTTCATCATCTCTGCTAGTTCAGTAGCTCGGCCTTTTACTTGTTCTGCCCAACGACTGTCAAGCATTTCTTCAGCAGCGGTATCAAAATCTTTCTCGTGTATCGCTGCCCACATATTTTTAAACTTGCACAGACGAGGGACACCCAAGTTAAACGCCATGTTAAGAAGTATGATTATTCTATTTGAACTTAGAAGTTCCACACAAGCATGAGCCGCAGACAATTCTCGTTCAACGATAGCAATATCGTTTTCGAGTAGATAGCTAGCTCCACCTTTTGTTATACCCTTGCTATAGATTTCACTTATATCATAGTAACCTAAGAATAGTAACTCTTTAGACGACACACTACGCTCTTCAATATTTCTACCGATACCTATTGTATCTATGCCTAGAGAATCTTGGTAAACGGTAAGTACACAACCCTCGTGTCTCGTTAACATATCTATTAGTTCTTGACTATCGTAATTCATTTCTTTTTAGCCTGGCTGAAGCCGAAGTAGGCACCGACAAGAGCAGACAGTGCGCCGTACATCATCATAAGTATACTTTGAGCAGGTTCAAAACGAAGCGGCCAGATAAGTACAGCCGCTGTTGCAATAAGCATAGTAACTAGAGCAGTCCAGGCCATCCAGCGTCGGTTAGTTTGGTAGGTTTCCTTATCAGGGTAACTATTTTCTTCGGTCACTTCTTTTTACCCTTTTTACTCTTATCTTCCACAGTCCTTTTTTGTGCAGTTTTAGATAACTCTTTTAAATGAAATAAAGGTTTGCTAGCTTTCGTGTGGGTGGCCCCACTATGTAACGTACCGTCAGGCATTTTATGTACTTTACTAGTACATTTCGTACCATCCCGGTAGTAGTGATCAATGTTCTTTGCCATTTATCTTAGTGTATCTCTCAAAAAGTAGGGGGGTTACCTACTGCTATGTGGAAAACCCCCCTAAATATGTAACTTCGATGCAATAATTACAGCGAAAAAAGCTTAATCCTAACCCATACAACCCCCGCAGGTAGAGAAGAGGCTAGGCACAGTAGGTATTATGGACGATAGTATACCATATTCTATTTTACATGTCAAGCAAAAAGTGTATACAGAACTAAAAAACAATATTTATAGAGATACGGACCACATTAAAGACAGTGATGTGGTTTTATACAGGACTATATAGAGTGTTTTATGTATATTTATATACTATAAGTAGTATATATTAGGAAATATTATAGATTTTATCTTAAAAAAGATAGTACTATTGCCGTAATGTAATTTCCATACTACGTTTTGGGAACTTCGTTTCCAATTACAAGAGTAATTGTACCATATTTTAATGTAAAAGTCAATAGTAAAATGATATATTTATCAAAAAGAAACAATGTTGCGTATGTAAGTTGATGGCAGTAGGTACTGATCGTACCTATCTGAAGGTGTTTACAACCTAAAATCTCTAATTTTGCATAACGGGGTATACGTATAACGTAGGGGGGGGCCATGGCGACCGCCTCCCCCGTGTGATCCGTAGTAGGGCGTAGAACCTCCCAAGATTTTCACATTTGTATGCGCGCGGACTGGAGACCCTGACCCTTTCTACTAGCGAGTAGGCGCGTGTGATTGTTCCCGTGCATACATACATCCCCCGCCAGCCAGGTGGCGATTTGAGAGCTCCCCTGGTGGCTGCTCGACGCTTGTTAATCTATACGCGCGAGGCGAGACCGGTTCCGACACGCAAAAGCGATGGGGCGTCGAGTGCGGCGGGCTGCTACCTTGGGACGCGTCCCGAGGTTCAATTAAAACGCTTGACAGGTAGGGGGGGTTTATGACCATTATCTTTTCGGGGATATCTCCCCTCAACTGTAAGGAAGCAGATCATGGCTAAGACACCAACACCAACACCGATAAATGCCGACACGGTAAAGCGCATCAATAAATCGGTAGCAGAGATTGTTCGCGCTGAAACTATAGCGACTGAGACATTTTCCAAATCGGTGCTGCCATCCGTGGCGGAACTAGTTAAACAGCAAAAATTTCTACGGTCTCAGCATTCTAAATTTTCCCCCAAGTTTTATGCCGGGACCGAGTTAGATAAAAAGGGACCCGACGGTAAAGCGGACCCGACCATGGCTATCTTAAAGCGTGTAATAAATAAAGCTGAGGAAATTGGGATAGAAGAGTTCATTGCATTCTGTACAAAAACGAATGTCATCTCTCTCGAAAGTTTCTTAGGAAAATGGAAGAGAGCCCCAGAGAATAAAAAGGCTGGGGTCCCACGAGCGGCACCGAGAAAACCGGAAGCGGAAAATCCGATAGATCTCGACAAGGATATCGATGATTTGTGTGCCAAGCATGAAATTGGTCGCGATGAATTGATTGAGTACATGGCCTCGCAAGCTGGGTATAAGAATGTTCACACCGACGTGCGGGAAGAGGCGACAAGGAAAGTAGGGACAGGCTAACCGCCGGCGGTTCAACTAAAAGCCCTAGCATTAATTTGCTGGGGTTTTTTTTATGCAATAGTTTCTCGCCTCAACTAAAAGCCCTAGCATTAATTTGCTGGGGTTTTTTTTGTTCTACTTTGTGCAGCTTGACAAATGAATCGGTATGTAGTAGGTTCTAGATCACGTTGAGAAATTTCTATTTTGTTATGAACCTTGGGACGCGTCCCGAGGTAGGTTAGAAAGGAACTGAGCCATGAACACCCTCATCGTTACCCGCCATTCAGCGCTGATCGAGTATCTTATCAGCGAGGGTTTGGCTACGGCGGACACGCCGCACGTTTCCCACGTCACGGCAGACGACGTGCGGGGAAAG